CGCCGCCCCGGCCCCGCCGCCGCTGCATCCCCAACCCCCCGACGCCGACCCCCACCCCGTAAAAACGTAGGAGGATGCCGCCAGCGAGCCGCCGATCCCCGGGACGAGGATGCCCACGTTGTCAGCGGCCGCTGGTGCGGAGAAAGAGAACCCGATAGCCGGGATTCCTCCGTAGCCGACAAGAGAACTAGATCCTGCGGTGCCCCCGCCGCTGCCGTTGGCCGAGTCGCCCCCGTAGATGGTGGGCTGACCGCCTCCGGTGATCGACGAGTTGTTCCCGGGGTTGCCCGTCGCTCCCGATATCCCTGTTCCCCCGGCTCCTATCGTGATGACCAACGGGGTGATCCCGTCCGAGGTGAGGGTCCCGTCACCGGTCCCCGCACCGGCACCGCCCCCGCCACTGTGTACCCCGTTGGACACGGTGCCCACCGTTCCTCCGCCGCCGCCGCCGCCACTGGAGATGATGAAGCGGTAGGTGCCCTTGGGGACGATGATGGTGGTGGTAGCGGCGAAGTACTGGTAGCTGACGGGAAGGGTGGGGACCGGTGAGCCGGTAGCACTGAGCGCCGGGGCAGCACTCACCGCTGCCCGGGCGACCACGGTCGGCCACGATCCGATCCCGATTCCCCGTCGCACTCCCTTGTTGGCCATTACAGGGCTCCCCCGAACGCTATGACGTTAATCAGTTGGGAGGCGACGAACGAAGTGGCAACCAGCGACCATCCGGCAGGAATCTCCAAGTTGGAGAAAAGCACCGCCGAGAAGAATGGGATCACCGTGGTCGACGGGGTGATGGCGGTCACCAGTTGGGAGAAGTGGGCATGGTAGGTCGTCCCATCGTAGAGGTAGAGCTGCACCACCCCGGCCAGGGTGGTGCCGGTGCCCACGAAGTCGACTTCTTCGATCTTCACCCCGTTGGTGCCAAAGGTCAGGGTCACGGTGCTCGAGGCGGTGGCGGCGATCGAGAGCACCAGCGTTCCTCCGACGTTGGCCACGACGGTCGTGCCGGCTGCGATGCCGGTCCCGGTAACGCTCATGCCGTTCGCCACGTTCGGGAAGGCGGTTGCCGTGGCCAGGATGGAGCCCGAGACAGTGGTCACCGAGGCAACGGTGAAGGCGACGGCGGTGGCGATGGTGACGGCGTGGGCCGGGGCGGTGTATGAGCTATCGGCGGTGGCCGAGAGCACGCTGGATCCGACGACCGGACCGGCGGCGAACTGTGGTTGGTTGGCCATTGGGGGATCTCCTTATCGGAAGGTGGATGAAAGGTAAAGCTCGGCGGCGATCTGTGACTCATCTATAGCTGTCAACGGGGCCAACAGAGCTTCGGCTGTCTCGGCCCGGGAGGTTTCCACTCCTACAGCGAGGTCGGTATAGGCCGTTGTGGCGAGTTGGGTGCTGTTGGTGAGCGGCGCCGCTGTTGGTGCCGTGGGAACGTTTATAAACGCTGGCGAAGAAAGGAGTGCCACCCCTTCCAACGAGTGAGCGAGGACAATCCACACGGACTGCGCCGGGTAATACTGGATCCAAACTTCCTCGTTGATGTTCGAGAGAACCAGGGTCGTAGGTCCCGTGGTCGTGTTGAAGTGGGCCCCCGCATTTGCGGCGATGGTAAGGGTGTTGGTCCCGGCGACGATCTTGAGGACGTTCTGGGCCCCGCTGTAGGGGGCGAGTAGCGTGGCGGTCAGAGCGCCGCTGGTCGTGTCGAACCGGACGATCTGGCGGTCGGTGACGTTGACACTGGTTGTCTGTACCGGCAGAGAGACGAGCGACTGCGTGGCGATCCGGTTCCACGTCTGAGATGAAGTGTCGATGGTGAGGCCGGCTTGGGGAGCGTTGAGTCCCCAGATGGTGTCGGACTGGACCCCGCCGCCCGCCGCGTAGGATCCCGTGTTGACCACGAACACCTGGAGACCCAGAACCGTCGAGGTCGTGGCGAAGTTGGCCGGTCGGGTCCATGCCCCCGAGGCGACTGTCCAGAGGCCGTTTTGAGAGGCTGTGGATTGGTTGACGAGGAGTACCACGTCGCCGGCCGAGGGCGTGTAGCCGTCGATGACGACGATGCCCGTGAGGGCCGCCACGTTGGTCGTGGCCACCGCCTGGGCGAACGTTCCGCGAGTGGTGACGGTGGGAGCGACGGTCGGCGTTCCGCCGATGACGATAGATGGGTCCCCCGCCGCTACCGAGGTGACGGTCCCCGATCCGCCACCCCCGCTACTGGGTGCCCCGAGAACCGGGCCGAACCCCGCTCCCCCGCCCGTGGCCACTTACTGCCTGCCGCTCAGTACCGCCGCCTTCGGAGTCCCCGAGGCCGCTATGGCGTACATGCTGTCCGAGCCGACCACGTTGGAGGGCAGGGACGCGCCGGCGGCCAGTGGGAACCCGACCGTGGTATCGGTCATCGAGGACGGCCCCAGGTAGATCACGATGGCCGCGTCGATGTTCTGGACGATCATCGGAACCGGGTCCCCGGCGTCATGAGCCTGGAAATGCCCGGCGGTGGCAGCGGGCGTGGATTCGGTCACCCAGAGCAACGTGGCGGTCGAGGCGTTGAGGGCGACTTGACGTGACGAGGCAGCCATATCGGGATGTTACCGCTCAGCGGCGTCCCCTGGGTGGGATTGTCGGCGGTCCAGGGCGACCCTGCGGGCCTGGAGAACCGCACCCCGGGTGGACTTGGGGCTGCACTTGGCCTCCCACTCCCTGCGCCTCGACGCCCGGGCGTCGTACTGGGCCTGGTTGAGAACCCCGTTGTAGCGCATCCAGAGCTGCTTGTGGCCGTAGACCGGGGTCCGCTGCATGATGGACCAGTCCTCGTAGGGATGCTGGGTCTTGAGCCAGTAGCGGACCTCTCGGATGAACCAGGCCAGCCGGTCCACGGTCTGCTTCACGGTGACCCGGTGGTCGTTCTTGTCCCGGCCCGCCTTGAACTCGGCCAGCATCGCGAACTCGCCCGGGTGCTGACGCAGTACTTCCATCCCCGCTTCCCAGGGCTTGGGCTTCTTGGGTCCCCGGTTATTGCGAGCCGTGGCGGGGGGCGGGGGTTCCCCGAAGATCGGCTGGGAGTGGATCTTCTCGCTGGGACGCGGCTCAGTCACCCGGCATATCCTTCCCCAGAAGGCGGCCAAGAGACGCCCAAGCCGGGTAGTCGTAGGGCAACATCTCGTCCCAGAGCTTGTCGGCCACCTCGCATAGCTCGTCGTAACTGGCCCAGAGGTCGAGTACCTCGGCGGTGTGGGTGTCCATCGGGCGGCGCTGGGTAGCCACGGCCAACCACTTGCGGACGTTCTCGATGCTTACCCCCCTCATCCGCCGAACGTATGCCCCGCCATCGGTCTGGATGCTCACTCGCCCTCCAAGGTAAGCCAGAGGCCCAGGGCATCGTTCAAGACATCTGTCCAGTTATGCAGATCCGGCTTGCCCTTGGCGATCTCCTTGTCGATCACGTCGGCTACGGGGACCGGGACGCGGACGGACTTGTGGACCGTGTTGCCCGAGAGCCCTGTGGTGGCCGGTGTAAAGCGGGGTCTCATGGCAGCGGCACCGGCTTGTGATCGGAATAACACCACGGGCACAAAGGTTCCCCGTGAAACATGAAGACCCGGCCGCATCGGGGGCATGGTTGGAGCACATGGTTACCGTAACACGGTGTATCCGCAGGGTCTAGTACCCGCTTGGTGTGGGCGGCGGGGTGAGGGTCGCCGCGGGTGGTGCGCCCGGATACGCGGCGAGGGCCTGGTTGTACATGGCCGCGAGCTGCTGGGGGCTGATCTCGTAGTCGGCGTTGAGCGGGTTGGGGACGCTTGCGTAGCCTGCCAGCCCCGAGAAGTCGCCGGTCTGGAGTGCCTGGGCGGACGCGGCCTTGGCCACCTGGTATCTGGCCGCCTCGTCCTTGGCCGCGATCTGCTTGAGATTGACCGTGGCCACCTGGCCGGGGATGCCGAGGGACTGGTAGATCCCCTTGATGGCCGCCTTGCGGTTGGTCTGCCACTCCCCTCTCGCCGCGCCCACGGCCTGCATGAGGGTGCCCAGGGTGCCCACCTGGGGGATGAACTGCTCCACCGCGGTCCCGAGATTTCCCTGGTTGCCGGCGGTCGAGATGCCGTAGATGTCGTTGTAGGTCAGGGTCGGGTAGAGCGAGTTGTCCCCGTACTGGGCCAGGCTCGGGGAGATGAACGAGAGCGGGGCCGTGATGGCGGGGTTGAGCGCCTGGATGTATCCGGTCAGCGAGGCGTAGTTGGCCACGTCCCTGAATGGGTCCAAGAACCGCGTGTCCACCGTGGTCACGTTGCCCATGTTGTCGGGGCTGCCCAGTTGGAGCAGGAACTGGAGGCGCATCGGGAGGCCCTTGGGCACGGCCGCCGATTCGTGGTAGGCCACCTGGGAGAGCACCATGGCCCGCCAGGGGTGGTCGAACGGATACGTCATCACATAGCCGAGGATGTGGCGTGTCCAGCCGTAGAAGGGCATGAACGAGGTGGCGATGCTGCGCTCGATGGGGGACATGCGACGGAGGTTGCCGAAGACCTGCTCGACATGGTGCTGGCCCTCGTAGGCCATCCGCTCGGCCGTCATGGCTACTCGCTCGCCGGTCACCGGGTCGGTGAAGGACCCCCTGCGCCCAGCCTTGGCCGACCCGTCGAGCAAGGCGATGGAGGACTGCATCTCGCGGACGAAGCCGGTGAAGGCGTAGTTGAGGTCGCCCAGGGCCTTGACCCAGTGGAGCGGCTTTGCCGCTTGAATCGCGATCTTCTGCCGCAGGACGATGTGTTCCTCGGCTCCCAGACGCACCGCATCATGGGCAGCCCGGAAGTTGTACTCGCTCAACGGGTCGGGCTGGAAGCCGATCTCGGTGTTGCGGGTGTGGCGCATGAACTCGTCCACCTGGCCGGTGCGGACCATCTTCCACGCCTTGCCGATCATGGTCAGGGCGTAGGGGCTGGAACGGAGCGCCAGCATGGTCGTGCCCCCGAACAGGACGTGGGCCGTGTAGCGCGGGGACAGGGCCAGGATCGAGAACCGGAAGACCTCGGTGCCCTTCCCGATCAGGCCAAGCTCGGTGTGCCGGTTGATGTTCTCCAGGGCCCGGACGGTGGAAGCGGGGAGGTACAGGTCCTCGTTTCCCCAGCTAGGGAGCCGGAAACCGTAGAGAGCCTTTGGGTCGAACTTGCGGAGGCCGTACTTGACCGCGGCGTCCTCGATCGACGTAGGCACCGTGCCGGTCTTGCCGTGCCCGAACCCGAGGCCGTTCATCTGGACGATGAAGTCCCTGAGTTGGCCCGCAGTCACCGTGATCGGCTTGATGTGGTGTTCGAGCAGGTCGATGTGGGCGTCCCGCATGACGGTCTGCCTGAGTGCCTTGTCGGCGGCCACCTCGAAGTTGTGGCGGTCGCTGGTCAGGTCGAACATCCGGGCCTTGACCGCATCCTCCTTCGGTATCCCCCGGCCCACGATGGGGTGGATCTGCTTGCCGACCCGGGACTCGTCCCAGGCGTGGGTGACCGGGACGTAGGGGGGGTCGAGGCCCTGGGCCTGGAGGGTCTGGATCTCGTCGCGGGCGCTGGTGGCCGCCTCGGTCCTGGCCTGGGTGGCCTCGGAGCGCAGTTCGGCGTCCATGGTCGGGTCGTCGAAGATGTCGTGGAAGTAGAGCATGGAGAGTTCGGCCAGGATGCGGGGGTCCTTGGTCCGCTCGGCCACCTCCCGCTCGGTCAGGCTCAGCTTGCGCTGGAGGCCCTTCTTCACCGTGTCCATGACCTTGGTGTGCTTGAGCAGGTTCCGCTCGTAGATGGCCATGTAGGCGTCCCGGTAGTTGGCCGGCGGGTGCTCCCAGATCGACTCCTGGTAGGCACGCAGGGCGTCCCCGTAGACCTTGGCCGCCTGTAGCCACGCCTTGGCCGTCTTGCGTCCCTCGACGATCTCGCGGTGGCGGTCGGTCTGGGCGGTGAGGCGCTTGTGGTGGTCCAGGCGCTGCTCGGCCCGCTCGGCCCGGTGGCGGTCCTTCAATGCCTGGGTGCCGATGCTGTCGTCGTGGCTGATCTTGCGACGCGACGCCAGCCATGCCTGGTTGACCCTGGCTTCTTCCTGGCGGACCCCTCGCATGATCTCGGCCAGTTGCTCGGGGGTGGCCCGGACCGCGGCGTTGTCCCCCCGGGTCCTCACGGCATCGATGAGTTGGGCACGCAGGAGGTCGTTGCGCTCCCTGGCCCGCCGCGTCTTCTCGCCCATCAGGGTCCGCTCCCGTGAGTGGCGCTGCCTGAGTGAGCGTCCCTCGGCCTGGCGCTCCCGCTTCGCGGCATCGGCGCGGTCCCTCAACGCCTGCTGGTGCTCGTCGAGAGCGGTGACCTCGTGCTGAGCCTGGCCCTCGCGCTCGTAGATCCGGTCGTCGATGGCCCTGGTCAGGCGCCTCCCGATGGAGACCACCTTGGAGGTCTGGGCCACCAGGTCCCGTACCGCCATATAGGCCGGGTCCACCGAGGCGTCCATGGCCTTGGCGTCCCAGCGTGAGAGGGACCGGAGCATGTGGGGGACCAGGGCGGAAATCTGGTCGATCTTGCCGTCCTTCATCAACTGGATCAGGCTCTCGACCTCCCCTCCCTGGCCAAGGAGGGTTTCTGCCTGTGGACGACGCTTGATCGACTCGGCCCGGAACTTGGTCTTGGGCCGCGAGACCGTCTCGTCCAGGCGGGAGTCGGTGGCCATGCGCTGCTGGGCTGCCTGGAGGGCGGTGGTGAGCTTCCCGGCCGTGGTCTCCAGAACCGCCCGGTTGGCCTGGGCGTGCTTGACGAGGCGGTCGGTAGGCTCCAGTTCCCTCAGAAAGCCCTCACGGGCCTTTTCTGCCCCTTTCCAGGCTTTGGCGGGCTCTGCCACCGGAGAGGACTCGTAGAGCCCTGTACCGCCGTCTGTGGTCCTCAGGGCGACGACTGCGGGGTTCCCCTTCTCGTCCAGCCTGGACAGCTTGTCCTCGGCCTCGTAGGACATGACCCGCTGCCACTGTTCCAGGGCCTCACGCAGGGCGGGGGTGGTGGCCGGGTCGTCGAGGGCCTGGGCCACGACATCGCCCTTCTTCAAGGCGAAGTTGTCGAGGATGGCGCCCATCTTGGCCTTCTCGGCCGGGGACAGGTGCTGGACGGCCTCGGAGAAGGGGGCGTAGATCCAGTTCTTGGTGTCGAAGGCCATCTGGCCGGTGTCGTTGACCGCCGCGGCCAGATCCCGGGTGGCCTTGGTCACGTCGGTGTAGTTGTGCCCCTGGGCCCAGGAGTTGACGATCTCCCCCAGGCTGAGCTTGCGGGGCATCCCGTTGTCCAGGGTGACGCCCAACTTGGACAGTCGTCCAGAGGGGGTGATGTTGGCGATCCCCTTGGCGATCAGGCTGGCCGAGGAGGCGTCCCCGATCTGGGCCGGGGTCATGCCCAGGTGTCCCGCGAGGCGTGCCCCGAGTTCGGTGGTGGCCGCCGCCCTGGCCGTCAGGCCCCCGAAGATGTCCCCGAACGGCACCACGTCGAGGCCACTGACCAGGGGGTGCTCGGCCAGTTTCTTGGCACCCGAGGAACCGGACAGGGACGGGTCGGTCTGGAGGACGGTGCCGACATCGGCCGCCCCGGGGATCAGGCTGAGCAGGGTGTCGTTGAGCCAGTTCCCGACCGTGCCCCCGAAGGTCTTGGCCTCCAGCCTTTTGGGGTCCGCGATGTCCATGACCGTGTTCTGGGTCAGGTGCCACAGTCCCTCAGGCAGGTTGATGAGGCCGGTGGCGATGGAGGCGACATCGTGGCGGGCGTTGCCGAAGACGTTGGAGGGGTTCGGGTTGTCGGTCGGGGCTGGGGTGACGTTGTTCGGGTTCTGGGCGGCCAGGATGGCCCGGTTCCGCTCGGCCGCGGACATCCCGTAGCCGTAGTTCTGGAGCCGTTGCTGGTCGTACTGGTAGACCGGCAGGTAGGTGGAGGCTGGGATGCCCTGTGCCTGTGCCCAGGCAGCCGCCTTGTTCCACTGGGAGGTGAAGGTCTCGACCGCCGGCCGTGAAGTGGCCACGGGTTACCCTCCGGTCGATGAAGGAACTTGGGAGGTCCCCGAAAGAGCCGAGGGGGGAGTGCCCGAGGTGTTGGTGAGCGCGGGCAGCTTCGGAGTCCCGGTGGTCCCGGCCGAGGCGGGCAGGTTGAAGCCAGCGGCGTTGTAGGCGGCACGCAGGGCGGGAGTGAGCTGGACCCCGGTCGGCAGGGTGCCCCCGTAGATGGCGTTGGACTGGATGTGGCTGACCAGGGTGTTGAGCCAGTTCTGCTCGGGGGCGGTGGTGATGGCCGCGGCGTTGGCGGCCCCGTAGTTCCCGAGGGCGGCGTCCACCCCTGTCGCACCCGTCTGATACGCCTTCTCGTAGTTGCCCATGGCCTGCTCCAACGGGGCGGCCTGGGCCTGACCGGCGGCCAGGTTGGAGTTGAGCCACTGGGCGGCCGACGAGTTGGGAGCGAGACCCAGGTGGCCGAGAGCCTGCCCGCCCGCCTCGGCGGTGGCCATGGGGGTCACCTGTCCCGCGAGCACCGGATCCAGGTTCTTCTCGATGGCCAGGTCCTGGTTGGTCAGGCCCGAGGCGATCAGATCCCAAGGGTTGACGGTGGTAGCCGCCTTGGACGTACCGCCGCCGGTCGATGGTTCACCGGGGCGGTGTCCCTCCCGCCAGGTGGCTTCGCGCTTGACCTCGGCCAACTGATCCGCCGATCCGGTCCAGTCCTTGCCGTACAACTGCTTGCCGATCTCATCGACGGTCGCGTTCTCCTGGGGCGAGAGGGACCCCTGGTCGATGGTCTTCATGCCCGAGAGCGCCCGCAGGTTGGCGACCCGCGACTGCTCGCCGGCCTTGGCCTCGTCCGCCTTGAGGCTCAGAGCGGGGTCCGAGGTGACCGGGCCGGTCTGGGGAGGGGTGTCCTGGGAGCCGCCGGGGCTGCTCTTGGTGAAGGGCTTCTCGATGTCCTCCCACGTGGACTCGGCGCTACCGGCGAAGGTCTCCCCGGCGCTCTTGAGGGCGTTGTCGATCTTGGTCTCCCACCCGGGCGAAGCCGTGAAACCCGCCTGCTGGAGGGCGTTCAGGGTCTTCTCGGCCTTGGCCGGGTCTACCCCCAGCGCCTTGGCCAACTTGTCGAGCGTGTCCTGGGATACTGGCACGGTCCAACGCTACCTTGCCATCACTGTCCGAGGGTGGCTCCGAGGCCGGTGGCCACCCCTGCCTGGGAGAGAACCGCCTGGGCCGCCTGGGCCTGACCACCCTGGGCGTTCATGGCCGTGGCGAGAAGTTGCTGGGGCTGGGCGCTGATCCCCAACTGCTGGAGGGCGAAGCCGAGTTGGGGGACCACCTGCTGCACGTCGAGTCCCTGTTGCTGGGCCGAGAGTGCGAGCTGGGCCTGGGCGTTGGCGATCTGCTCCTGCTGGCCTCCGTAGCCGACCTGTTCGGACTGCTGGCTGAGTTGGGCGAGCTGCTGGTTCCGGTAGATGTCGGCCTGCTGCCAGGCGTACTCCTGAGCCGCGGTCCCCTGCTGCTCCTTGGACCCCTGGGTGTTCAACGTCCCCGAGGCCGCAAGACCCCCCTGGAGGTTCTGTTGCTTGTTCTTGTAGGCCAGGGCCGCCTCGGCCTGCTGCTCGGGGAACTGCTGGGCCTGGAGGCCGTACTGGCCGGTCTCGATGCCCTGCTGGGCCGCCGCCGTACCCGCCTGCTCGGCCAGTCCCTGGCCCTGGAGTTGGGTCCCCTGGTAGCCGAGAAGGTCCGAGGCCAACTGGTAGCCCGAGGTCGAGATGGCGTTCTGCCCCTGGACCGCCATGCCCGGGACAGCGGTCCCCAGGCTCTGCTCCGCGGTGGAGAAGGTGAGGCCGCCCTGGGCCATGCCGATCCCCGACCCGCCCATGAGGTACTGGGCGATCTGGGAGGCCACGGTCGGGTCGGCCTGCAACTGGGCTTCGATGCTTCCGACGTTGCCCGGGACGGGCGCTGGAGCGGCCGGCGCCCCGCCTTGCTGCTTCTGGTTGGCCGCCGCCCATGCCTGGGGCGTGTTGGCCTGCCCGCCGAGCATGGGGTTCGCCGGGGCCGGGGGATCGGGGGTGTAGCCCTTGAACGGCATTTACCACCCGTCCGATGACTCGCCGCCCATGGCGTAGAGGGGCGGGTAGCCGACGTTGCCGGTCTGCATCACGTCGGCCAGGTCGGTGAGGTCGCGGGTCCGGTTCATCATCTCGGCCAGGTTGGCCTCGTAGATGCCCTTGGCCGCCTGCCAATCGGGGTCACGGTCCTTGCGGCGTGCCCGATAGATGGCGTAGTCGTACACGATGTCCTGCCACCCGGGCTGCGTGTCGATGTTGGTGGTCCCGGTGACCGCGGCGGCTGCGCGGTAGTAGAACAACTGCAAGGTGCCGCTCTGGCCCGGGGACGGGTAGAGCATGACGTAGGGCTGGATCAGGCCGGTGGAGCCATCGGTCTTCTCCCACATCGTCCAGAATCGGGGCCAGGCGGCGGGCAGGGAGGGGAGGATGCCCCACTCGTCGTCCATGGCGTTGTAGCGCCGGTACTCGCACGGGTAGGTGATCGTCGAGCCGGTGGGGGTGAACTGGCTCCGGTGGCCGTTCAAGAAGTCGGCGGGGCAGTTGTAGGTCTGGGTGAGGGCGGTGACCGAGATGGAGTCGATGTTCCACAGGATCTCGGCTCTACGGGAGACCTCCAGGCACCCCTCGTTGATCCAGGTGGTGAGTTCGGTATCGGACCAGTACACGGCACTGGCCTCGTCGAGAAGGGACCGGACCGCGACAATCGCGTTGGTCATACTCACCGTGGCGGGCATGGTCAGATCCTAACTGTAGAACTGGGTCGTGTGGGCGTTTACGGTGACCGTGCCGAGAGCGGTGACGTTGGAGGTCTGCATGTACAGGTCGTAGGTGGGAGCGGACGACGGGACGCTGGTGTCCTGTACGCCCATGGGGAAGGACAAGTGCATCGGATAGAGATACGCCGGTTCGGTCAGGTTCCAGTAGGCCATCGACGTGAACGCCCCACCCAGTTGGTCGGTGAAGGTAAAGCTGGTGTCGTAGAGATGGCCTTGCAACTGGAAGAAGTCGGTGGCGGTGGGGGCCCCGGCACCGGAGGGATTGAGGCGCACGTCCACCCACATCTGGATATTCGACACAAGCGCGCCCGCTGGCTTGGTGATCGTGTTGGACAACTGGACCCAACTGGACACCCCGCCGCCGGCGGCCACCCACGACGGTGTGCCGAAGGTGTCGATCTGCTCGTTCGCCGCCTTGACCCCAGTCCCCCCGGTCGCATTGACCGTCACGATGCCCTGACCGCCCGAGGGGCTGAGGGTCACGTTGGTCCCGGCGACGAGTTGCTGAACGTAGTTCCCCCACTGAGTAACCACCTTGCCCACCTGGTTGACCTTGGTGGTTAGGGCCTGGTTGTTGGCCGGGTTCGGAGGCAGGACCGTGTTTGTGTAGAGCTGGAGGGCCCGGTTGTTGTCCTGCTGCTCCTGGGTCCCCTCGGTGATGTGGGGAAGAAGAAGGGGGGGCGAGCCGTTGTAAGTGCCGGCGTAGGGGATCGGGTTGGCGGGCATCAGTTACTCGTCGGGATGTGGGTGGTCTCCTGGTACGCGAAGGAGACCGAGTGGATGATCGGCGCGGAGTTCGAGCCGGTGGTGTTGTCGGCGTTGAGGATGACCACGACCTGCTCGGCCCCGAGGAGGGAGACGTTGAACCGGTACTCCTGGGTGGCCGTCGTCACCGCGGCCGTCGTGTAGGGACCAGCGGTCACAGCCCCGGTGGGCGCCTGGGATTGGAGCGAGACCGAGACCGTTCCGCCGGCCTGGGGGCACGACGCCCGCACGACCACCTGGCGGACATCGACCAGATGATCGTCGGAAACCTTCATCGACAGGGACTGCCACTGGTAGTGCTGGGCCGGGACGGTAGCGTCGAACTCGGTGATCCATTGCTTGGCCCCGCCCGTGATCGAGATGGGTGAGGCGTACATCTGGTTCTCGAAGACCCCGGGCGAGAAGTGGAAGAAGGTATGGCCCGCCGCGTAGCCGGTCTGGGCGGAACGGGGGTAGAGAACCCACCACGACCCGGTGGTGGTGTCGAAGACGTAGTTGTTGGAGAACAGGACCAGATCGTTCCACCGCTGGACGAAGAAGCCGTAGTTGTTGGACGCGATGGCGCTGGTGGTGCAGTCGAAGAAGTCGTCGTCGAGCTGGGCGCTGATCTTGGTGGAGGTGTTGCCCCCGTTCCAGACCCAGGCCCCCGCGTTCTGGGAGCAGTAGACCAGGCCGTCCCGGGTGGCCCCGGCCTTGCCGTAAAAGTCCCCGGTGGACATGACCCCGGGGTAGGGAGTGACCTGGGCGGGTGAGAATATGTCGCCGGTCAGCACGATCCCGCCACCCTGCTTCTTCACCAGGAACAGTTCGCCGGACGAGATGGAGCCCATGCACCCGTAGCCGAAGGGGCTCTCGGGGCCGAGGATGGTCTGCTGGAAGCCGAAGACGTTGGAGTTGGGGGGGTCGGTGAAGCAGACCTGCTCGTTCACGTTGAAGGTGGAGATGGGCCACTTGTAGCCGATGCCCGACAGGGTGACCAGGCGGTTCTGGTAGCCGATCAACTGGCCTGAGACCTCGCTCCCCGCGGTCACCAGGTCGGCCAGCGAGAAGGTCACAGAGCCGGGCGAGGCGATGGTGCCGCCCCAGGGGTAGACCTTGTTCGACCCGTTGGAGGGGTAGACGAACAGGTGACCCGAGGTCGTGTTGGCGTCGGTCAGGACGGCACCGGGGAAGGCCAGGACGGGGGCGCCCACGTTGACGGTGGACGGGTAGAGCGCGTTGTCGATCATGCGCGACCAGGTGGGGTAGGGGGCGCCGAAGATCCCCGGGGTGGTGGGGTCGATGGCGTTGCGGAGCAGGTTGGCCGACGAGGTGGTCAGGTCGTCGGAGTAGATGATCGTGTAGTGGTGGGTCCCATCGTCGCCTTCCAGGCCGATGATGGCCTCGGTGTCCCCGTTGTTGAGGGCGGGGTTGACCGTCATCATCGTCACATAGAGCGTCGTGGCGCCACCGGGAAAGGCCGGGCTGTACTGGTAGGCGTTCTTCACCCCGGGTAGGGGACCGAGGCCGCCCCGCGGGAGGGCGATGCAGGCCCAGGTCCCCGCCTGGTTCGCCGCTCCTTGGGGGGAGGCGACGATGGGAGTCTGCGTAGCGACCTTGGAGTAGTCGTAGACGCCCGGGGTGAAGTCCTCAATGGTCATCCACTGGTAGGGCTGGGTGGTGTCGCCGCCCGGCACGGTTCCCGAGGGCATGTCAGAAACCCGTCAGATCGGCAAAGCCCACCGAGGGCGGGAAGACCAGCGGCGAGCGCCGTTCGGAGCCGGACAGGATGCCCCGGGCGGTGAGCAGGTCGCGGACCAGGTTGACCTTCTCGTAGGTGGCGCAGAGTTCCCCGCGGCCCTGGAGGACCTCGGCTAGGAACTCGATGGCGGCGGCCTCGGAGTTCTTCGACCGGGCCACGGCAGACAGGGAGGGGTCCTGCTGCTGCCACGCCTGCCAATACTTGCGCCGGAAGCGGAGTTCCTTGTCGGCCAGGGAGGCGTGCTGACCCGCCAGGCCGGTGTCGCCCATGACAAGGCGATGGAGTTCGGCCAGGAGGTCGTCGTCAGACCGGGACAAGTAGCCCTCGGCCACGGTTACTCTCCCGTCAGGCTCTGGTCCTGCTTCTCCATGAGGGAGCTGATGAGACCGTTCATGCGCTCAAGTTCCTGGCGCATCTGGGCGTTCTCGGCCATGACACCATCGAGCGCCCGGCGCTGGCCGGTCACGTCCCGCTCACCCACGTTGAGGACCGGGTACGCGTCCATCTCGGGGTCGAAGGCCGGGAAGTTGATCCGGTAGCCGGTCTCGGGGTGGGAGACCACCAGCTTGGGGGCGGCCCTGGTCAGTTCCTTGCGGTCCTCGAACTGGATGCCGTAGCGGGCGAACAGGTGACCCAACTCGTCACCGCGCCGCATGACCTGACCCTTGTTGCCGTTCCCGTCGTCGTAGACCGCCGGCCTGTCGTCAGACCTCGGGTCTCCGAGCACGTTGACGATGGCCTCGAAGGGGACGGACTTGGTGGCCCCGGGCTCGACGACCCAGCGCCTCCGGTTCCACGCGAACTCGACGGGCTTGCTGTCGTCGTTCTTGACCGACAGGACATCGCCGGGAATGAGGGCCGGGAGTTCGGCGCGGGCGAACATCGACGGCGGCTCGGGCTCGGGCTCGACATCGCCCTGGCGAAGCGTCCGGGCCAGTTCATCGGGACGGAGAACCTTGGAGCGTGCTCCGGGCTGGGTCATGTCAGGTAACCGTACAGGGTCGAAGCCGAGCCGGTGATCGCGGTATAGGCCGCACCAGGCAGGGCGGTCGGGGTGGTCTGGCCGGTGGACGAGGCGCCGGCGACGATGGGGGGGATGGCGTCCACGGTGGCCGCAGCCCCGGTGTACCCGCACATGGTCGGCTGGGTGCTGGCCGCGATCACAAACCCCATGTAGTACAGACCCGAGTAGGTGGTGGTGAACGAGGTTCCCGCACCGGCCGCCACGTTGGCGATGGCGTAGGACTGGACCGTCGAGGCCGCCAGGTCGGTCGTGGTGTTGTCAGCCGAGATGGCCAGGGGGACCCGGGCCGAGTTGGTGAGCACCGCCCAGTTGTGGGTCACCGTGACCGACGCCGTGGTGCCGCTGACGAAGTTGAGGTTGTTGACCACCGTGTTGACCGGCACGTTCACCGCGGCCAGGTACAGAGTCCCCGAGGCCACGGCGATGGTGACCGACTGGCCCGCCTCGGGCCGACCAATGGTCTGGCCCACGTTGGTCGCCGGTCCGGTCCCCGCGGTGCCTCCGCTCGGGAAGGTCTGGAGGGCCTGGGCGAACTGGTTCATCAACTCGTCGAGCGACCCCGTGGCGGTGGGGGTGGTGCCCGCGGCGGTGATGATGTTCTTCCACAGTTCCGCCAGGGAACCGGGAACCGGGAGAGTGGCCTTGGTCATGCCCGGTACAGCCTCGCCCAGATCAGTCCGACCGTCGTGGTCGAGTAGGTAGTCTGGGTGGTCAGGGCCTCGCCGTAGACCGAACCCGGGATCGGGGTGATGGTGCCCGCCGGGGCCGAGGTCAGGATGCCCGCCGTGTTGGCCGAGAGGACCAGGCGGTCGTGGATGGTCGTGTGGCTGTCCACGAAGACCGGGGCGATGCCCTGGGTCTGGACCTGGCAGATGGCATTGGCGGCGACCGTGGTCAGAGCCGGTCCGGTGAGAAGCGCCGCGTTGATCGGGGTCAGGATGCTCCCGTCACCGATGACGACACCGATGGCGTCGGCCAGGTTGCCGTCCCCGGTCACACAGGCGATGACGGTCGGGATCGTGTAGGTCCCCCCGTCGCCAGCGATGGAGAATGGGACGGTCACGTTGAACTTGACCACCGTGCCGACGTTGAGCGCGACGGCACCGTTCTTGTACTGCTCGACGTAGGTGTCGAAGACGGGCTGCGAACTGAAAACGCCCGCTACGTTGGCTGACATGCCTGTGGGCACTGGTTCTCCTTTTACGCCGTTAGCGCGGTCATCTTGCCGTTGAGCTGCGGGTTGGTGCAGATCAGGTTGCAGGCCACATAGACCAGCGACGTGATGACCATTTGGTCGGTCGGCTGCTGGAAGTCTCCCACCACCCAGTCCCCGTTCGTGTTGACCGCAAGCTCCATGTAGTCGTCGTTGACGAAGCAGAGCAGGTTCCCCGAACCCGAGGCGGCGCCCGAGGTGGGGATGTGCTCATCGACGAGCCAGGGCTGGTTCCTGTACCAGCCACCGGAGAACCCGCCCGAGGCGAAGGTCTGGTCAACCACCGCGGTCGGCTGGGTGTACTGGACCTGAGGCTGCAACAGGTTCTCGTAGCGGGTCAGATTGGCCCGGACCGAGGCGGTGAACTTGGGGGCGCGGGCACCGATGGTGCAGAGGTCCCACAGCGAGTTCAGCGCACCGATGGACAGCGTGGTCGTGGTGCTGTCGATCTGGGCCTTGAGCCAGGTGTACGAGGATCGGGTCAGGCCGGCGTAGGTGGACGACAGGGTGCCGTCATCGATCACTTCGAGCAGGCCGTCGATGTCCTTGTAGTTGGCACCGTAGGACCACATCTGCGTGGCGATCCGGTCGCGCAGGTCCATCTTGGAGTTCTCGCATTGCTCGACGACCAGGTTGGCCACCGCGTACTCCGAGTCGGCCCTGATGAGGTCACGCTGGGCCAGGGTGACGTTGGTGTAGTTCTCCTTCCAGAGCCACACCCCGTCCAACTCGGTGTCGGAGGGCTCGACGTTGAGAACCTCGGGACCGTAGAACGATCCGCCGGTCGCCCAGGGCTGGTAGATGAACCGGGACTCGATCTGGTAGCCGCCACGGCGGACGACCTTGTTCTGGGTGAACAGTCGCCAGGTGACCGGACTCCCCTTGTAGTACACGTCGGTCGCTTCCTCACGCAAGATTCGCCGTGAGATCGACGTGATGGTGTCTACACCAACAGGTGTTCCGGCCATCTCTTACTACCCTCCCTCTCGTTCCCGCTTGTATGAGCGGGCGAACTCTTGGATCAGCAACCCTCGCGACTCGGGGTCAAACTTACCATCGGCTCTCGCGGTAAGTGTGGGACGGGTCGGAGCGGGGGCGGCGGGTGATGCGGCGGTGGAGACCGCGGTGGCCCTGTTCTGGCGCTCCTGATCGGCAGGCGTGCGCTTGGAACCGGGGGTCGTGGGCTCGATTGGGCTGAGCACTTTGGCCCTGAGCCCCTCGTCGCGAAGCAGGGTGACCTCCAGGGCTTCCTCACACCCACGCTGGAAGTCCGCAGGTGTCGGCTCCTCGCGGCCGTTCTGCCGGGCGATGGCCGAGGCCAGCGCGGAAGGGAGTCCCTGGGTGCCTGCCTGCCTCGCCAGTTGGGCCACGTCGGAGGGTTCCAACTTGCCCGCCCACCGCCTGGCGAAGCTGTTCCCCGCCGCGGTGGCCGCGTTGAACGACGCCTGCTCGGTCTGTGCCTGGACCGAGGCTTCGTGCTGGAGCCGCCGGTACTCGACATCGGCCTTCTGAGTGGCCAGGATCTCGGCCTGCTGGGTGTAGAGAATGGCTTCGGCCGTGCCGGGGATGATCTCGTCGGGCAGGGAGAACTCGACGGGGACCGGCGGCGCAGGTGCCGCAAGGGGGACTTGTGGAGGAGCCACCGCAGGAGGCCCGTCGAGAACTTCGAGGATCCGCTGGGAGGTGTCGGGATCGGCCAGCGCATCGCGCAAGTGCAGGAGACCCTCGCGCTCGGCGGTCGGTATCTCGTCCCAGGGATCGGGAGTGGTCGGGCCGGCACCGTCCCCAGCCGGCTCGACCAACTCCTCGACGGGCGGGATTTCAGCCCCACCCTCCACGTCCGGGCCAGGACCCGGGGGTCGTGCGTCCATGCGCTCGGCATGTCCGGCGATCTTCTTCTCGAACTCGGCCATCAACACGTCGGGGTCGAGGTCCGCCGGGGCGAACTCGTCGTCTCCCGGGGCGGGAGTCGGGACGTGGAACAGGTCTTGGATGCTCGGCATCAGCCGGTAGCCGCCATCTGACCGGCGAGGCGCCGGGCGTCATCGGGTGAGATTCCCGAGCCGGACGGGCCGCCGTCGCCACCGGGGCCGGGGGGGGCACCGGGGGGCATACCACCGGGAGGCCCGGGAGGGGGACCAGCGCCGGGGGGCATCCCGCCACCAGGGGGCGGGCCAGCGCCAGCGCCGGGAGGCATGTGACCGGCCTGGGTGGCCTTGACGCACATACCCAGAATCTGGGCCAGGTCCTTCATGTGGGGGGACGCGTCGGGAGCCAGCATGGCGGTCGTGGCCGCCGCCGCGATCTGCTGGAATCCTTCGGCAACCGAGGTGGGTGCCCCGGTCGTCCCCTTCGCCGCCATGACTAGAGCGGCGGGTTCTCGTTGACGGCCGGGATCGAGCCGGTCGCCTTGTAGTCCGAACCCCACGCGTCGGTGTGGGTCTGGCCCTGCTTCATAATCTTGGCCTTGCCCTTGGGCACGGCCAGGTTGGCGGGCTTGACGACCTGACCTGGGGTGGACGCACTCTCAGCCATGAGGATTCTCCTTCTCGTCGGCTGGCCGGAACCCTATACCCAGGCGGGCAGGGATGTCACGGACCCCCAGGCGCGAAGACACCCCGGTCCAGAGAGCCGGGGCATCTTCAAACGACTTAGGTGAGGAGGCGCCTACCGGCCCTTCCGCCCATGTCGCTTTCCGTGGCGCTTGCCGCGCTCGCGAATGGAGTCCATATGGGTCACCTCCCTCCGGATCTTGACGACTTCCGCTTTGAGCGGGAGTGCTTGCGACCTCTGCGGGCGTTGGAAAGAGAAGCGGCTACGGCCTGCTTCTGCGGGTAGCCAGAGTGCATCATCTCGGAGATGTTGCTGCTCACCGTCTTGCGGTCGCTACCTTTCTTCAACGGCACCGTCTACATCCGTCCTTGTCGCTTCGTGCCCAAGCGCCTGCGGGCCACGGAGCGGGTGAGCGCACCGTTGAAGCGTCGGCCCGAGGGCTTCTTTCCCCTTCTACCGCGAACGGTAGCACGCGGGTTGTTGCGGATCATGGATCAGTCGTCGGGGTCGGCCCGGTTGGAACCGTCGCACATGTTGACGCCTTCGTTGCCGTGGGGCCCGGTGTAGAACTCCTCGGGCTCCTCGAAGCGTCCCTGGTTGGACGAGGGGTGGTTGGACCCGTCGAACGCCAGACCCGAGATGATCCGACCCCGGTTCTTGGTCGAGAGGTTCGGGTGCATGTTTGATGTGGGCATTACGCCTCCTGGTTTGCGAAGAACTCAGCGAGGTCAGGGCGGCCGACTGGGTTGTCATGCCACGCCTGGACCTTCTCGGAGTCACAGATGGCGACTCGGAACCCGTCCCCATCTGGCGGACCGTACTCATGGGTCTCGTCGGCTACCTCGCCACAGTTCACGCACTGTTGGGTCATGGGTGAATCCTTCCACAAACTGAACAGGTCGAACATGGATGCCCCAATCCCTAATGTGCGTGTCCGGTGCCGGGACCCTTTGCCTGCTGGGGCTGGGCGTGGGCGATGGCCGCCTTCTGCTGGTCCTCGGCCTGCTTGCGGGCGAGCACGGAGTCGGCGTGGGCCACCTGGTACGCCTGGAGCACGAACAGGTCGTCCACGCAATCGGCCTGCTTGAGCTGCATGGCCTCTTGGATTCTGGCGGATCGGCTGGTGGGCTTCTGAGAGCCGGCGTTGACGGTCAGAGCGAAACGGAGGGGCTGGATCTTGAGCTTGCCCTTCTCGTCCACCTCGCCATTGGGGGAGTAGAAGTGCTGGGCGGCCAGGCGGATGGAGTTGGACTCGCCGTCCTGGCCGACGATGGCCACGAACCGCTGGGTGTCGTAGTTGGTGCAGATGAGTTGGGCGATCAGCTCGTAGGCGGTGGACAGGCACGTTTCGAGGTTCCGCATGGCGGCGCGGACCCGGACGAACCCCGCCTCCTGGGAGGCCGAGACCTGCTTGTCGGTCGCCCGTCCCGAGGGGACCTCGCCCTTCTGGGAGCCCTGGATGCCCGAGATCCGCTCGATCTCCTCGCGCCAGAACATGACGAACTCCATGAGGGACTGGGGAAGGTTGGGGGGGCTGAGCCAGTCCGGCCGCTGGCCACTGGCGGTGTTGGCCCCGCCGTTGACTTCGAGGACCTGGCCGGGGCGGGCGACGAAACTGGCCCGGTCCACGCCTGATCCCTTGATGCCCACGAACATCGGGTTGCCGGTGAAGATGATGTTGTTCTGGCCCATGGCGAGAAGCTGGTTCATGGCCAGTTGGCAGGGGGCCAGGTCGCGCATGATGGGTGATCCGTAGAGGTCGCCGGTCTCGATGTCCACATAGCGGCAGTAGGGGTGGCGGTCGAAGCCGAAGATGTTCTCGGCCAGGTCGTCGAGCAGGATGTGGTTGCCGGACCAGACGGTCACCCGCCAGCGGTCCACCACCACTTCTTCCTCGTCCACCGTGGGATCGGTCCCCTCCCTGGTCACCCGGAGGTTCTCACGCCTCCAGCACTCGTAGACGTTGACGCCCTTGGTCTGTGAGGCGACGTGGCGGGGTGCCCCGCCCGGAGGCCCCCAGGTGGTGGGTCCCTGCCCGGCGTCCACGGGGATCAGCCAGGAACCCTTCTGGCGGGAGGACATCTCGTTGGGGGGGATGTGGTCGGAGTTGGCCTCGCCCATCGAGACCGCCGAGGCGATGAGGGAGGCGGATACCTCGGGGAACCGGCGCTCGATCTCGGTGAGCGTCATCGTGTGGACCTCGAAGATGTACTGGGCATCGTCGAGGGTGGAGGCCCAGGGGTCGAGGTAGATGCACCAGGGGTTGGTGGCGTTGAGGACCACGTTACCCAGGCCCTCCTCCATGCCCGCGTCCCAGCCGACTTTCAGAATCCCCATGCCGTAGAGAGCCGAGTGCCACAACATCTGGACGACCTGGGTGTACCAGTGCTGGGTGGCGAAGTTGGCGTTGATAACCGCCTCCAACTGGGCGGCCAGGGTGTTTTGGGGGATGGCGAACAGGGAGAACGGGTCACAGGCCGGGGTGATCGAGCAGGTGATCTCCTGGTCGAGCATCCAGCCGATACGCGAGTCGATGGCCGGGGCCAGCTCGTTCGCTCTGACCCCCGCTGCGACCGGGGTGGCCGAGGCGGCACGGTTGTTGACCAGCCGGTAGTTCCGCTTCCACTCCGCGCCCAGCGAGCCCTTGTGCTGCTTGGACTCCAGGTACATATCTTCGAGATAGTCGATGTAGGTGGCGTCGGAGACCGCGGGGTCCCGGCCTACTTGGATCATCGTCCCCTGGTTTTTCACTTCACACCCTGGTCATGGAGCGCCTTGCGCTGGGGGTCGAGGTCGGCTTCCCGGTCCGACGAGGACATGCCGTGGAGGTCGTTCAAGGCGTCGGTGTCGCGGGCGTCCACCTGCTCCACTTTCACGTCCATCCCGAGCCTGCGGGACTCGCGGTCTATGCCCTGGGCCAGGACATTATCGAACTCCCTGCGGTTGGCAACGTACTGGCCGACGACCGGGTTCCATCCCTCGTAGCCGCCGCCCGAGACCGTGGTTCGGATCTGTACGGAGTCCCAGCGCCGGGGTGAGATGGCACCGCACTGGGGGCACATCCCCTCTGGCCCGCGGGAATGGTTGGTGAACCGGCCGTGGACCTTGCACCGGAACTCGAACTCGGTCACAGCCAATCCTCGATCTCGTTCTCGACGACCAGGGACCATCCCCCGTCCTGGACCCCGAATCTAGCCCCCGCCGCGTTCATAACGGGGGTTCCCACGTTCGGGAGCCTGGGCATACCGGGGCCGACCGGGCCACCGGGACGCAAGCTGAGCAGGTTGGACTCGTTGACCGAGTCCCAGTCCATCGTCTGGCTCTCGGTCACCACGGTCATTATGCAGACCATGAGGCTGGTTACGCAGTCGTCGTGGCCCGAGCGTCTCGCCGGTCCCCAGGTCCCGTCCTCCTGGAGGATGTACTGGGTCATCTCGTAGTAGGTGGCCGGGTGGTGGATGGTCACCCCGAGTCGCTTTACCAGGCCCTGGGTAGTGCCCACCGCCCAGGACTTGTTGCCCCGGGACATCGACCAGGCCAGGGTGGCGTTGGAGCGGCGCACCCGGTCGGGCCGGCGGTCGAACCAGATGTACGGGTAGTTGTTGTCCCGCAGCACGGTCAGGATGTTGGAGCCACCGCCCTGGATCTCGGTGTTGGCCATGGCCATGTTGTAGAAGTAGCAGAGTTCGAGAACCTTGTTGCCCAGCGTCTTGGGGTCGGTGTGGCCGTGCCAGACCGCCACCTGCTCCATGGTCGCCCGGTCGATGACCTGGATGCAGGCCGGGTCGCCCTCCAGGGTCAGGGTCGGGTCGATGGCCACCGCGTACTGGCGCTTCTTGCGGGGGTCGGGGTACTGGTAGACCCAGAGTTTGCCACCGGGGTCGGGCTGGAAGGACATCTGGCCGTTGTCGTTGAACAGGAACCCGCGGTCACAGTCCACGTCCGGCTCGTAGCAGAGTCGGAGCTTGGGCAGGTCGAAGACGTTGGAGCCGGTGGACAGGAAGGCTTCCTCGGGAGTGCAGGGGTACTCCTCGTGGAACTTGTCGAGGTTCCCGAACGAGGCGATCTTGCGCCTGCGCCAGGCCAGTTTGGCCAGGGTCATGTGGTCGGGGAACTGGGCGAGTAGATCGCGCTCGTCCTCGTCCAGATCAGCGAAGGTGAGTTGGTGGTTGCGGTTGGCGTACTCCTCATGCAAGAACCAGGGGAAAAACATCGGCGTGAACATGGAGTCCGAGTCGGGGTCACAAGCCGACATCCAGGTCTCGTAGTAGTAGCCGCCGACTCCCTCGGCGGTGGACTCCAGAACGACGATGGTGCCCGGCTCCTCGGGGACCGACTCGGTGAGGCCGGACACGTCAATGGTGCCGTCAGGCCACCGGGCCACCTCGGAGCAATGGACGGCGCGGAGGGTCTTGCCACGGCCGGGGTCCTTCTTGGTGGCGGTGTCCGCGATGATCGAGGACTCCAGGCCCTTCCACTCAAGGTAGCCCTCCCGGTCGTAGCGAGTCTGGAAGTCGGCCCGGAACGGTCCCATCTCCCAGTACCGCTTGGTCATGGAGAACAGGTAGTTGGAGTCGTCGCGCTCGGTCGAGAGGACCAGGGCGTTGGTGCCGGGGAACAGGAAGGCCCAGAGGAACAGGACGGCCTCGGTGATCGTGGACAGTCCGAGCTGGCGGCCCTTGAGGATGATGAGACGGATCGGTTTTTCGTGGTTGAAGTCGTACTCGATCTTGGCGACGTAGGCCCGCTGGGCCCAGGCGAAGGCATCGTCCTTGCGGAGCCGGATGACCTGGCCCTTCTTGGTCTTGATCGACAACTGCTCCAGAAGCGGCCAGAGGTCGAGGTTCTTCACGGCCCTAGTGTGGCAGGTCAGGAACCTGGTTCAGAGGCACGAACTCGGCGAATGCGCTGTCGTCCTCCGAAGGTGGCCCGCTGCCCTCGGTCATCTCCCGCATCCGGACCAGCAACTCGTCGCGCTTCTCGGCGGTCTTCTCCGGTGTCCGGCGGGCGTTGACGGCGACGGTCTTGCCGATCACCAGCGAGGCGGCCCGCACCTGGTCGGCCGGGACGTTCTTGCCGTTGACGGCGCGGTTCATCACGTCGATGGCGTCCCACTCCAACTGCGTGAGGTATTCCTGCATGTCGTCGGTGCCGTACTTCTCGACTCGTAACTGGTCCCGGTAGGACTTCACGAAGACCGGATCGAGGTCGAAGACCCGGGCTACCAGGGCGTGGGGGACTCCTTCTTGGAGCAGGCCGCCCACCAGTGATTCGAGCAGGGTGTCATCCATTATTCGTCCATGTCGAAGACGCGGACCAGGACGGCGCGGTCCTTGAGGGCGTGCATCTTGAGGGCCAGTTCGGCCTGGTTGGACTGGACGATCACGGTGACTGCCACGGTTCCGTTCTTTCCTGATCGAACGCCTCCCCCGACTGCGATGAACTCGACATCGGGTTCGATCCGTTCCTTGGCAATGGCGGTAAGGGAACTCGTAACACTTCGGAGGGGTTTACCCCCTGGCTCTCCAGCCAGGCGACTGAGTTGGTCAACTGTTCTCGCAGTTGTGCGTTCTCGTAGCGAAGCTGCTCCCTCCGCGAAAGATCCCGGCCGTCCTCCTCCGCCTCCCTCTGTTCGACCGCCAGGAGTTCGGGACCCAGGGGGAGCGAGTCGATCTCTGACTCGGGCGATCTCTGCGTCGTCGTCTGCGGCATCCCCGGCTCGCCACTCGTCGGCTGTCGGCTCTGCGGCCCGAAGACCATCGTCTGTGCCAGGTCCGACATCGCGGTCGTCGTCTCCCGTAGAGCCGAGATCGTCTCCCTCGTCGTCGCGTCGGTGGCCTGCCGCTCCGTACTCATCGCCTGGGTCGCTGTCGTCCACGAACGGTTCACGATCAGGAGGCAACAGGTGAGCAGCCCCAAGGCGACCACTCCCAGGATTACCAGCGGCCACATCAACGCCCCGTCCGCGTGACGATCAGGAAACCGATCCAGACCACGCCCCAGAGCGCGAGGAGGCCGTAGACGATGGCCGCGTCGATCTTCACGACTCCTCCATCCGCCGGCCCCAGGTCTTAGTGGCCGCCTGGCGCGAGATGTCCATGGCGTCCCCGATCAGTTCCCAGGAGACTCCCTGTCTCCGTGCCGAGGCTACCGCCAGGTGGAGTTTTGCGTCCGCATCCTCGCGGGCCAAGAAGTGCTTGCGGATGACGGTGTAGCAGCGGCGCTTGACCGACTCGATGGGGGAATCCGGCCAGCGGGGCATGCAGAGAAGGTTACGGTAACCCTACCCTCATGTCAAGGCTACAACTGGGTGGCGGGGGTCTCCGTCCCGGCTGCGGCAGCGGGGGTGGCGGTAGGGGTGCCCACGGTCAGGACCGCGGTGACGGTCGGGGCCACGACGGCGGGGGTCACAGTGACCGCGACGGGGGCCGGGTCAGCGATGACCGTTCCGTTCGGGTCCAGGGCGCCGGTCAGGGCGGCCGAGACACTGGAGTCTCCCGCGGCCTCGAAGGCGACCGAGGCGTCCAGGGCGTCGGTGGCCGTCACAGCCAGGATGCCGGTGTTGTCGGACGAGAAGCTGGCGGTCGCGCCGGTAACGGTGGCCGGTGAGCCGTCCGCGTTGACGAACGTCACTGA